TAAACTATTTTAGACGAACTACGCCACAGCTTCGATGAACTGCTTAATAATCAGGATAACGCTTATTAATATCTTCACTATCAACGACATAATCAAAAGGTAGCAAGTTTGAAGGTATAGTATACTTTGGAAATGTTTCGTCTACATCTACTTCCATTATAGCCTGCTTCTCTTGATTAGACAACCAATAAGCCTTACTAAGCCATTCAACTTGTTTTGCCCTATCTACTTGCAATACTTGAATATTTGACGTATCAGCTTTAAAGTATAGGGTTTCGTCATAAGGCTGCACTACCCTTCTATTTATCTCTGCTATGTACTTATTAAGCGCAGGTAGTATCGCATCGGTGTAGGCACTCTTTTTAGCTTCGTTTACGTTGTTATAAGTGCTGCTTTTATCATCGTTAAATAGTTGACTTGGTAAGTTGTAAAGCATACAAATATCGTTACGGCTTAAATCGTGTTGCTCTATTAGCTGCATACTTCGAGCATCTAAGCCTAATTGCTGCCATTTTAACGCCATGTTAGAATAAGCTATCTTACCTGCGTTATTAGAGCCCATTACTTTTTGGCGTATCTTATTTTCAAGGGTTCGCGCTTGTTGCTCTGTTAGGTTGCCCATGTTTTCAGGACTTAATATCCCTAATGCGCCCATGTTTTGATTTTGGTTAGTAATAGCGTTTAAGTTTGCATTACTTGCATTAAGTGCCATTAACCCTGCTTTAAGTGGGCTTTGTCCGTATAAAGTCTCACCATTAACCCATTCGTAGTTAGGCTGCTTTACGTGTATTATTTCATCGGGGCTGTACTTCGTTACAACCGTTGCAGGGCTAAGGGTTAAGTCATAGCTTTTTATTGGCTCAGTTGCACCGCTACCGCTTTGAATCTCTATGTATTGAGAAGGTAAAACATAAAGCTCCTTAGTTAGCCCTTTGTTTAATCCATTTTCTAAAGTTACCTTGTAATTGTAAGTGTTACCTGTAATTAGATAATAGCCAATGCTTTGCTCTACAAAATCTGTCCAATCTTGCAAGTTGTTAGGCTGTTCTAACAAATCTAATAAAGGGCTATCAGTTACCTTTTCTTCATTGCCATCTTTATCATATCTGCACAATTTCCAAGGAATATTAGCAGCCTTAGAACTAATATATTTTACGCAACTATAAACAAAGATGTTTTTATTATAGCCATTTTTTACATAACTCTCATAGCTATCAGGTAATGGCACAGGGCTATTTTTAGCTCTCCATTGGTAAAGGGTATCATAAAACTGCTTATCTAAAGCAACGTCATTTTTGATGTTTAACCCTAATAAATTTAGAGCTTGTTTTTGTAGCCAATTCATATTATAAAAAAGTCATTATTATCTAAAAAATGCTCTACTAATCCTGTCAACGCATCGGGTGCATCATCATGTTTATTTTTGCCTTCACGAGTGTACGTGCGTAAAGCTAACATAAATTCATTGTTCAAATCTTTACAAAAATAACAATTTAACGACACGTTTGAAGAGTTGGTTACTATACGAGTATTCTTATTTGCGCTTTGGTGATAGGTGGTTATATTAGTTTTACGCCAATTAACATCGCTTAAAATACGCTGCACACTACGAGCAAAGCCACGCCCACCGTTATTACTTTCTATAATAGCCCTATTTACTTTGTTGTTTATTATTAATTGAGCTACTAAACTTTCTGTTATTTCTTGTGGCTCTTTGGTATAGACCACATCAGTAATATAAAGGCTTGTATTAGTTTTAACGCCTGTTATTGCACAAAGATAATCTTCGCCTGTATCGGCTGTATCGCAATACATCACCGCTTCGCCTTGTGGTAAGTCTTGATACTCTTGCAGGTTACTGTATAAACGCCCTGTAAGCGTGTCTAACCAACTCCCTAACATTACATGAACATAGAGTTGATAATCATGCGCTTTCATTTGTTCAGCACGTTTAATAAAGCTTTCGTGTAGGTTAGTTTTATTATCTAAATAAGTTGAATGGATATAAGTAACATCACCTTTAACACCGTTAAAGTTTTCATCTACATTAGCATCTAAAAAAAACCGCTTGTAAATCCAATGTTCACGAAGTGCAGGGTTAAGTATTAGAATAACCCTATTTTGTATCTGCTTTTCTCTAACGCTTAAATCAATCTTATCAAATACTTCGGGGCTATCTAACTCTTCCGCTTCATCTAATACCCACGTTGTAACCCCTTGCAAAGATTTTAAGTTTGCTGTTTGATTTCCGCTACTTGTTTTGATTCCGCTAAATATAATTTCAGACCCGCTTGCAATGTTCTTTATAGAATTATTAGTAACATCAAAAACATTATTATGACCTTGCACATCTATTTTTTCTACGAACTCAGGTATAATAGATTTTGATGCTGCTGTTAATGTGTAACGTGTAAATAATACTTTGTGCCCTTGTTGAAATAATAGATTCTCAATAAAAGTACCTACCGCATAAGACTTACCTGAACCCCTGCCACCTGTTACAATGAAGTAACGCGTATCATTACGCCATAGGGGCTGAAACTTTTTATTAAGCTTCATCTACCCACTCAATAGGTTTAACGTCTAAGAAACTAACGTCAAGGCTTTTTTGCTCTTTTGGTTTGCCTATGGTGTAATACATCAATAACTCAATAGCTTTCATGTTGCCCTTCCTTGCTTGTTTAGCACATAGTTCTATTATTTCGCTTGTGGGTATAGAAGCATTAATTAACTCAAGCTTTTGTTGCTCTTCTGTTTTAGGCTTTCGCCCTGCTCCTTTTCTTGCTCCACCATGTTTAGACACTTGAAATAATTTGAATATTCAAAACAAAGGTAACAAAATAAAAAAAAGCCCTGCACACCATCTATGTACAGGGCACAAACAAAACATATGATGAAAACGTACTAATCACTTGACATTATCATATTTTTGCGCTAACTTCTTGTTTTCAACACAAAAGAAACACTCACATTTTACATTATGCTTTGGTATTTTGTTTAAGATATATTCTTGCCATTTTTTCATGAGTAATTAGTTTAAATCACATGATAACAATTTATATTCGTTATCACACATTTTTATTAACTGTTTTAAACTATTAGCTGTAAAATATGGCTCTCCTGTACATTCATTTACGGCTAACCAATCCGAGCCTTTCTTTAACAAATAGTATTGTGTGTTATTATGAATGTACTTGCCTTTGACTATTTTAGTTGTTTTTGTTTTCATCTTTGTTTGTTTTTAATAGTCTATTCTAACTGTAATTATATCTTGATATGAATCTATTTCTGCATTCAATAGAGCGTTTTGAACAATATACTTATCGTGACCACTTACACATTTACCGTTAAAGTAATAAGTAGTTCTATTTGTCCAAGGGTTTCTCACTTCCTTGTATGTGTTTGTCCCTGTTTTGTACGTGGTTTCAAATTTAAATTTTGTCATTGTTTTGTTTGTTTTTGATAGTTCAAATATAAAGCACGTTTTACCCTACTTTACCGCAATTTCGATGAACTGCTTTTAATTTTCGATAAGTTGCTTTTCTCGGTAGTTAAAGCACTCTTTTAAATCGTAGTAGTATTTAGTTTCATAACCCCAAATCATATTAAAGTATTCGTGCAATGATTTAAACGGGTTACGCTTTTTAAAGTATTCAGCATAAGCCAAAGGGCAATTTATCTGAGCATAACCTAACACGCTTGTTTGTCGCATTGTGTTGGCTCTGCAAAAGGTTATAGCTTCTTCTTTAGTCATAGGTTTTAAAAACCACCTTTCGGACTTCTTCTAAAAGGTGGATGCGCTTGCGAGTTTAAAGGTTTAAAAGGTTATTTAAAGGGTTAATTAGTTACAAAAGGTCTTTTAAATTATCAATAATAATATCTAACTCATCAGCTTGGTCTTGTATTTCTTGAGTTTTATCTAACCATTCTTCGCATTTTTCAGATTCCTGCCATTTTTCAGACATTGAATCTACTTTATCTTCTCGCTCCTGAATTAGCTCTCTTAGTTTTTCAAGTTGCTTTTCTAAGTTAATAATTATACGTTTCATCTTTGTTTGTTTTTGTTTGTTTGATAATGTAAGGTTTTTATTTACCTTACTCTCTTTACTCCCATCCAACACAAAGGTTTTTTGTATGGCGATTCACTCCAAAAACCATTTTTAGCAAACTGTAATTCTTCACGTGAATTAACAGTTACTTCTTTTTGTTGCTTTAACTCGTGTTTTTTGTAGATACTTAGTATAAAAGTTTTCATCTCTATTTGTTTGTTTGATGGTGTAAATATATAATTACTTACCAAAGTACAACACTTATTTCGATGAACTAAACCTTTGTTTCGATGAACTGCTTAAATTTATAGTTAATCTCATTAAGGTTTTTCGACTTCCACAACTCTTTAGGCTTTTTGTAGTTGTCTATTTTTTCAAAGATGTAGTAGTAAGGGCTTTTGTATTCGATGCTAATGCTATTGGGTGAGCTTCTTTTGCTTTTCATAAGTTCTTAAACCACCTAAGCCTAACATACCTAAAAGAATTGTCATTAAATGCTCCATAGCTAACGCAGGTGGTAATGTAATGGCTTCGCCCGTGTTAAGTATTACCCACGCCATTAAATCGCGCACAATGAAGTTATACGCTAAGGCTATTGCACATATCCAACCTACCATCGGCCGCCATCCCGAAACAAATACATTTCTATGCTTTGCTTCTTGTTTATTAAGTTCTATTTGAGCAACTGCAAGGGCTTGTAAGGCTTCGCGCTTTTCGTCTTTCGTTTCAACGAATTGGTCAATATTATTTGCAACACTATCAAGCACATTTGTAGCCCCTGAGCTTGCTATTTTACCTATAAATTCCGCTACTTTACTCATTAAAAAACCAATTTTGAACATCAAAGTTAGGGCAAGTCTTTGTAACTCCTTCAAAATCACAATGACCTAAGACGTTATTTGGCTCAATATCAAATTCAACTATTAAGCGCATCACTAACTCACGCATAGCCAACTTTTGAGCATCAGTTCTATTATCTACCCCTTTATAACCACCTACCCAACATATCCCTATTGAATCATGGTTATGACCTGCAACGTGCGCCCCTGCTTTATACACCGGTCTACCTTCTTGTACATCACCATCAGAAGTAATTACATAATGATAACCTACATCGCTCCAACCACGCTCATTTACGTGCCATCTTCTAATATCGTCAACATCTACGTTTTGATGACTTGCGCTGCAATGAATAACTATTTTGTTAATCGCTCTCATTTAGCAAAGTTACTAAAAAGGGCAATCAAATGTTTTCGGTCTTTCAAATTCAATCTTTTTGTAAGGTGTAAATTTACCTTTTAGATTGTAGCCTATTATTCCATTTTTTAGCTTCGGCTTTAACTCTCTACCTGTTTTAATATTAAATACTTTT